ATCACTCTTACGTAATCCACGGCCAATAGACTGCAAGTTTCTTATCCTAGACTTAGATGGGCTAGCAAATATAATGTTGTGAAGATTTCTAATATTGATGCCAGTGCTAAAAGTGCCAAAACTAGCAACAATAATAGCCTGCGTTTCCTGTTCAACGATCTTACGAATCCCTTCGCGTATGTCCACATCTGTTTCTCCACTTACGAAAAATACCTTTCTGTCCACTCCCACTCTGTCTGAAATGAGTTTGTGTAGAATACGACCGTGTTTGTCAACGTACTGGAAGAGAACGAGCGTGTTTCCTTCAAGTGAGACGGCAAGATTAGAGATGAACCGATTTCTGGCATCGTTAAGGACAAGGTATTCAATCTCCTGCTGATAGGTAAAGTTCTTTGCTGCTTGACAGATAGACTCATTATGTCTAAGAAGAAGACACTTGATTTGGAATTCAGCCAAGTGCTTTGCATCCATGAGTTCTTTAGTCGTGATAACTTTTCGAACGGAACCAAACAGACCTTCAAGAACCAATCTGTGGGTCTTAGTGCCATCAAGAGTGCCTGTTGTGCCAATTCTGTATTTTGCATTTGTTAGACCTGTCATAATATCAATAAGAGATTTAGCTTTGAATTGATGTGCTTCATCACCAATAACAAAATCAAACTGCGCGAACCATTGTTTTGGCATCTTGTATATAGATTGCCAAGTAGAGATGGTCAGAAACTTGTCTGTATCTTTTTCCTGACCCTGATAGATTTTATGTATGTTATCGCTAACGTTCCAACCATTCGCTTCGCTGTAGTCTTTGAAATCGCTTGTCAACTGTTCTACGAGAGAAACAGTCGGCACAATAATCAACCCCTTTTTCAGTCCTCTATATGAAAGAAAACGAGCCAAAAGATAAATAATAAGAGACTTACCACTTGCAGTGGGGCTGAGTAATAAACTACGTCTTGTACGAATGGCATGAACGAATGCATCCAGCTGGTAATCTCTTGGAGCATGTTTAGGCCTTAGTTTTTCTACAAACTCATTAGCTTCTGCTAAAGAAAACTCTTCATCATATGCTTCGTTCTCATAGTCCCAATCATAGTTACGTTCTTCACAAAACTTAGCAACATAAGGAACAAGCCCACGATACAGTTGCTTGTTTCTAATATCAAACAATCTTATGCGGCCATCCCACAGTCTGGCCTTATATTGTGGCGTAAACTGCGCTCCAGGCACTTGGAATGTAAATGCTTCACGAAGTTCGTATGCTATTCCATCTTCACAGATAATTCGCACGAAAGCTTCGTTCTCATTCACTATGATAATCTTATTGTCCACCGACAAACTTTTCCCAATCCATATATGACTTGATTTGCCAAGTCCTATTGTTTAGTTCTTTTAAAACATTTTTACAAAAGTCTACAATCTCTTCATGTACGACTTTCTTTAGCAGTATGTTATTTAGTTCTGTGTCTGAATCAAGATAATGTTGCAAGTCTGACCTTAGAACTTTCTTCATCATGGGTTCTAGTCCATACTTTTCTAAGTCTTCTGGATTGTTCAAATCACCAGAATAGTATTCCCACTTGATCTTACGCCGTGAGTTATACTCTGCTAGAAGTTTCTTGACTGTAAGATTGTGGTGCGTCATAATACGCAGATACTTTGCATGAAGCTTTGGTATGTTTGCCATAGCTTTCTGCGGTTCAGTTTCATCGTATCCTGCATCTTTGATCCACTCTTCCATGAGTGCGTCAATGTTTACTGGCGGCTTCATTGCATCTCCATTACAAAAAATGTATATTACTATACAACAGATTTAGATGGAAGTCAACTATAATCTTTCAAACGAGAAGATATCATATCTAAATGATAGATCGGCAGTAGGTGTGGTGTCGGCAGAGTTTGTAGTACCAAACTGAATACCACTAAGACTTATCGGGAAAATGTTTCTGAATTTGATACGAATATTAGGAATGTTAGAATTAGTATTTACAGTTAACATTCCATCTTGGTATGGAGATGCATCTCTATCATTATACTTGATGTACTGTTTATTACTTTCTGGGCGGGTAAGAGATACAATCCATTTATATGTTTCTTCCCAAACTCTCAAGTCCTCATCAATCAAGAACGAAATTGAAAAAGGTTCAAAAACCATTTTTGTTGGATGACGATACACACTAGAATATGGTGTAGCAACTTCAATTTCACTTGATGTTACACCAGGAAGATTTATACTCTGACAAAAATACTTTGCAAAAGGCAAATTAGGAATAATAAATGTATATCTAGTTGTTTGTAGAAAACTAGTATTATCTGGTATTGTTGTTAGAAATGATTCTGTTGTCATTGAAGTACCTCTGTACTATTTATAAAAGAAAAGGGCAGCATTGCTGCTGCCCTATCTTGTTTCTGCGCTGTTGCGCCTTATGATTACATAAGGTTGCGAACTTTGAAGATACGATAGTAGTTGTTTGTGCGGGCTGTAAGAACGCCGAGACCAGCTGTTGTACCCTGAGCAAATGGGTTAGCAACCATGCCGTAACGTGTCTTGAAGCCGATCTTTGGCTGGAAGGTATCCTGACCAATGGCGCGTACCATCTGTAGTGGTACGTATGGGCAGTAGAATAGACCAGCGTCATAAGGAGAAGTACCCTTATAACCAACTAGAACTAGTTCGTTACCAGAAGCAGAACCGCCGAAGTATGGATCGATATAAACCTTCACACGGCCGTGCATAACACCAGCGAATGTGTTGCCTGTATCGTCAACTTCTAGGTTAGCAGAAAGAGCAGGTGTATAGTCAAGAACACCAGCCATTGCAAGAGCGGAAGCAACGTCAGAAGAAACGATTAGGGTGTTACCCTTACCACGACGAGTTGCCTTAGCGATAGCATTGCATTCGCGTTCGATCTGGAAGATAAGACCCTTGAACTTTTCAACTGACCAACGGCCGTTTGAGTCTGTGTCAAGATCGAATGTACCAGAAGTTGTTGTACCATAAGCAGCACCAACAACAGCCTGTTCGTAGATTGTACGAATAACTTCACGGTTGATTTCAGCGAGAATTTCTGTTGAAAGGATGTTTGCTAGTTCTGTTTCAGCATCTAGACCGTGAACAGCCTTAAGATCCTGAGCGAGTTCCATTGTGTACTCAGCCTTTAGAGCGCGTGAGCGGGCTGTTACAGTTACCTTTTCAATTGAGAAAGCCATTTCAGCGAATAGGTTTGAACCTGAGTCACCGAGAGCTTCGGCAGCAGCAGTTGACATACCGTTAGCTGTTGTATATAGGGTTGAATCTAGTACGTTAGATACTGGATCTGTACCTGTTTGTAGTGAACCGCCAGCAGTTGAACCAGCTTTGTTAGCAGATGAGAAGCGAGTATTAGCTTCGTTGAAGAAAGCTTCTGTGCCGCTCTGACTATCATACTTGGAACGCATAGCGAAGATAAGTCCTGTTGGACCTGTCATTGGCTGTACGCCGCAAACGTCATAAGCAATCAACTTAGGAAGTGAACGACGAACCAAAGAGATAAGAATTGGATCGTAGTTGCTGATTGAGTTGCCTGTTGCGTTTGTTGGAGCGGCTTCGTTAAGAACACGACCTTCTTCTGCCATAGCCTTTTCTTGGTTCTCAAGAATGATAGCTGTAACAGCACGACGATAAGAGTCCTTAATCTTGCCTGCACCTTCGTGGTCCAATACTGGAGACCACTTCTGTTCTAATTGTTCTGTAAGATACATTTAAATTCTCCTTTTGAGATATCTTAGTATTATTTATAATATTCCATTAGTTTGGAAGTGACTTGCCAAGAGCGCGAACGTACTTGCTCATTGGATTATTTTCTTCTGCAATCATCGTCTGGCCTTCTGTACCTGACTCAATCTTGTCAAGTTCTGATTGTGCCTTAACTGATGATGGGAAATAGCTTTCACGCAATGTCTGAATCTTTGTTGCATAAGAATCAGCATCGACAAAATCAACGTTCTCCGCAAGCTGCTTTAGTTTTTCAGCCTGAGTGGCGGTTAGACCTTCTGTCATGGAATGCATAACTTCTGTCTTCATGCTTTCAGATAGAACCTTTGTCAATTCAACATTACGTTCAATTTCTTCATTGAGCTTGGATTCTAGTTCTTCAACCTTGTTACCAAGTTCTTCAACAACAGAAATCTTATCTTCTGGGATATCAATGTAGTTTTCAGCAAATAGCTGACGAAGACCTGAAATAAAATCTTCTGTTAGTTCTGTGCGAAGACCTGCTTCGATAGCAACTTCGTTATCAGATACCCACTGTTCAACTACGTAGTTTAGATAGTCATCTACGTTAGATGACAACTCTTCCTTAATTGTTTTTACTTCTTCTTCTAGAGTAGCAGCATATGCTTCTTCTAGACGAGCGATTTCAGATTGCATCTTAGCTTTTACAGCAGCTTCAAAGATTGTTATAGCTTTTTGCTTGAATTCTTCTGATAATTCTTCACCTGCAAATAGAGCTTCAACGTCTTCGTTCATGTCTACTTCGTAGTCATATTCTACTGGAACTTCTGTTTCTTCTGAAACGAATTCAAAGTTTTCTTCGATTGCAGCTACGATCTGATCTTCGTCATAGCCTTCTTCAATCATCTGGTCGATGAAAGCCTGGAGTTCTTCTGTCATTTCAACAGATTCGTCCATTTCTTCCTCTTCCTCTTTTTCCTTCTTTTCTTCCTTAGCTTCTTCTAGAACTTCATCTTCTAGTTCTAGGTCTTCTTCCATTACTTCCTTCTGAGCGGGCATAGCTGGAACTGCGCCCTTACGTGAAGGTGAAGCCTGAGATGTGTCCTGCTTCATTGTAGCAGCCTTAGCGCCGACATTATCGCCTTCGCCTGGCTTCTTTGGTGCATCTGCAACCATAGCTGCCTGATTAGACATTGGAGATGGTTCAATACCACCCTTTGCGCCGCCACTTGGCTTTAGTGTTGCCATGTTTGGATTTGAAGACTTAGCATCACGATCTGGTGCAGAGTCATTTGACTCATTCATCAAGATCGCCTTTGCTACTTCTGTTAATGACTTACCCATATGAAAATACTCCTTTTTCGTATTATTTATAATTTTTAAAGTTTTGATATAAAGTTTTCAAAGAGACGTAGTGCTACTGCCTCAATTTCATTTTTAGATGCTTCTTTGATTTGCTTCTTAGCCATTTCAAATTGCACTTCTTTCCAACCTGTGTCTGTTAGAACCCACTCTGCATTTTCCATGATGCCTTGTACAAAAGCATTTGGAGCAGATGGATCAGCAACGATATCGGCCGCTGTAGCCAAATGAAAATCGTCCTGAACAAGTTGATAACCGTTGTGTGGCTTAAGAGACCCTACGCCTCTTGTTGACACACCCAAACTAGCACCACCGTCTAGTAAACTCTTCACAATCTTTCCGTTAGGAGTATCCATAATCTTTGCCTTACCCATGATGTTATTGCCATCTGGATAAAGCTTGGTAATCATGTGTGATACACGATCCAAATTAATAGTTGGAGAGTCAGGATGACCTAGCTCACCAAACGCACGGTTCTTATTTACGTATTCCTTGTTATAACGTTCTACTTCTTTGTTTAGAACGTCAAAAGGATATACACGACCGTTACGGTTTTTTGTTTCAGCCTGCATAAAGATGCCTTCGATAAACATCTCTCTTTGGCCAGTCTTTTCGTTCATCTCAGTTAAAAAGTTAACTTGATTTACTTCTTCTTTTATAAGCTTCATATACCTAAAGCCCTTCTTTTCATTAGTGATCTTTTACGCTTCATCAACGCCCTGTTCATCTTTGGCGCTCTCTTACGAACAGCTTTTCTTGCACCCATCTTTCTACGACGGCGTTCTGCTGGAGACATGCGTTGTAGTTTTCCGCCACGAATTGTCATTCCTGGTACGTTTGATACTTTCTTGCGGCGTTGAATTTTACCGCCACGAATACGTGC